AGAGGAAGGACGGTCTGCCCGACAGTGAGGGCGGCGGCGCTGGTGGTCGCGCTGGCCATCGCCCCGGCGGCAGGTGTCTGCACCTGGGCCGACTCACGGATGTCCATACCGAAGAGATTTCCGAGGATGCCCTGGCGAAGGAGCGAAGCGTCGCCCGCCTCGTTCACCTTCTGAAGCTGGGACGTGCTGCGCAGAGCAACACCGGCAGTTGTATCAATGACCGAGTGCCGGTCAGTGACAGGTGCGCCGTTGTCGTCGAGGATCTTCTTGGCCTGCGCCCAGTCGGTGACCAGCGGAGCGGTCCCGGCGGTTGCGCCGAACGCACGCGAGCTTCCTTTGTAGGCGGCAACCGCAACGTCGGCCTCCATCTCGTTGACGGCGGCGCGCATGGCCTGGGCGATCTGATCCTGCTTGATCGTCAGATATCCGGGGCCGGCATCCATGCTGCGCTGTTCCTCGCCGGTCCAGGAGAACGGGAAAAACCGTGCCTTAGAAAGGGTAACGCTTTTATTCGTGATGGTTTGGTCCGCCGCGCTTGGCAGAGCCATGGCCGGGGTGACGTTCCCACCAGCGGTATTCGCCGGGGTAACCGAAACGCGCAGCGTCTGGTTGGATGCGAGGCGATCCGCAGACGCATCGCGTGCGACAGCGGGGATGAACCCAGTCAGTTCACGCGACACCACGTCGAGCGCAGCGTAAACATCAGGGATTAGCGAGGTCAGGGTGTTGGCCATATTGTTTTTTTAGTTTTGGGTTATTCGGTGATTTTGCCGCCGCGCCGGAAGTGTTCCGACTTGGCATAAGGTGAAAGGGAATTGAACTCCGCGAGAGTCAGCGTCTTGGAAGTTTCCGGCTTCACAGCCGGCACGACGGCGGCGGGAGCGAGCCCTTTGGATTTTTCCAAGTTAGAAAGAGCGGTCGAAACCTGATCCAGAGCCGCTTCCGCTGCAACGGCCCGAGCCTCGGCGGAAATCACACGCGTGTTGAGCGCCGTGATCTGGCTGGTCAAAGCCACGACATCCACCTTGGCAGATGGTGCGGGCATCTCCGGTGCCTCGGGAGTTTCAGGAGCCGGGGCTTCCGGTGTTTCAGGAACCTTGGGAGCTTCGGGGGTCACTTCCGGCGCGGTCGGTTCAACCGGCGCCACGGGTGCCTCGGGAGTTTCGGGAGTTTCGGGAGCTTCAGGAGTGGGTTCCGTGTTTTCGGACATGCACTTCTTGAGCATGTCAAATTTTGCACGCGCTTTCTCCGGGGTCATGCTGGCCGCCGCCTGCACGCCGTCTTCGATCCCATCGATGAATCCCAGCGCCGCCGCCTCTGTCGCGCCCATCCATGTCTCCTCCGACATGAGTGACGCAATCTCGTCCTCGGTCTTGCCGGTCTTCTTAACGTAGGCCCGGACAAGCGCCGCCTTCATCGTGTCGAGCAAATCGGCGGATTTCCGCAACTCCTCGCTCGTGCCAGCCGCGAAAGTGTACGGGTCATGGATCATCATCAGCGCGTTGTCGGCCATGAAGATCGGGCTCCCAGCCATGGCAATCACGCTGGCCATGCTGGCCGCCATCGCATCGATGTGGACCGTCAGCCCGCCTTGGTGGCGCAGGAGGGCGTTGTAGATTGCCGTCCCTTCGATGACCTCGCCGCCTGGTGAGTTGATCCGCAAATGAACGTGCTTTCCGGCGTGGGTTCGAAGTTCGGCCATGAACTCCTTCGCGCCAACGCCCCAGAAACCGATTTCATCGTAGAGGTAGACTTCAACCTCGGTTTCGGTGGCGTTACGAAAAGCATACCAGCGGCGATCATTCTTCGGGCTCGCCGCGCTTGGGTGGGTCGTCTTGCTCATTATCCTGCTGAGCTTTTGTCAAAACCTGAGCCGAGCCCGGCGCCGGCGGGAAGACCTCCTGCTCAGTGAGCGCGACCCCTTCCTCGGCGGCGATCCGTTCGATCGCTTTCTTCCGCCTGGCCGCATCCCGGATGATGTCCTCAGTCTGCTGTTCTGAGTCTTGGCCCAACTCATTGAAGTATTGCCGCCGCGAAAGTAACCCGGCGCGCACCAACTCCAACCGGAGCCGGCCATCCCTCCCGGAATCCACGGTCAGCTTTTGCGGTCCGACCCATGCGCAGCGGTGCCAGTCATCCCCGGGCCAGTCCAACTCGCCGGACTTGATCCCCTGCCAGATCGCGTAGCGCCAGAAGCGGGAGCAGAAGCGGGTTTCCAGAAGCAATCGGATGCTGCCAAAAAACACGTCGGCATCGATCAGGGCTTGCCGCGAGGCCGTGCCACCGAGCCCGGCCATCGACCAGATGATTTCCGGCGACACCCCGACCGAGTACGCACATTCCCGCGAGAGCATTTCGATGAACGCTTGGAAGTTGGCATTCGGGCGGTTGAACTCGTGCGCCTTGAGGCTTTCCCCCTTGCCGAGCTTCATCATCCCGGCGCCGGGGAACAATTCCTCAACCTTCACCTTGCTGCCGTCCGGGAGCGTCCGCTCGATCAGGCCGCCAAGCCCGACATTCCCAGTGTCGCTTTCCACCGTGAATCCGACCTTTTGATTCAAGCGCACTGCGCCAATCTCGAGTTCGAACATTTCCCGCATCGCCTGGAATCGGTTCACGGCCGTACCAAGCCAGCTCACCCCACGGATGGCACCGATCCGGTGCGGGCGAAAAATATGGATCACGTCATCCGCAGGGACGGTCGCCGGTTTCCCGTCAGCCCCGGAAAACATGTAAGCAATCGGGCGGCCCGACTGGTCGAGCTTCACCCCGTCGATAACATTCTCCTCGAGGCGATAATCTCCGCGAACGGAATCAGCGGTCACAAACCGGACCATCGGAGATCCGGCGGCGCTCTTCACGAGCTGAGCGAAAACCTCGCCATCGGTCAGCATTGATTCCACTAATGCCGCCTGCGCTGTGTAGAAATCAAACTGCCCGGCGCGGTCGAACGCCCAGGGCGCATTCGCGAATTTGTCCTCAAACCACATTTCCGCAGCGCGGTTCCATTCGTGGTTTTGAGATTGAGCCTGCGGAACCAACCCGTTCCCGATGGCAAACCTGGACGTTCCACGCACGATCCGCGAGGCCATGCCGTGATTGTTGACCGACCACCGGCCGGCTTCCATCAGGAGGATTCGATCCCATGGCGTGACTTCCTTTTTCGGCTCAAGGCTGGTCATGTAAACCCGGCCAACGTTGTCGGTCGTCCGCGCCGTCTCAAAGCTGGCGTTCTGGACTTTGGGCTTCCGTCCGGCTCCCGCCCGCCGCCCGCCTCGATTTGATTTCGGTTTGATTTCCTCCATGCGGAGGGCCGCACTTGTCAACCTCCCGCAGGGAAGACGACCGGAACAAATGCCTGCCGGGCTTCAACAACAGGGGATTCCTCGTCGGCATCCAGCGCCGTTAGGCACGCCATCAGCGTCTCGATCAGGGATTCCGTGTTCCCGGACAACTCGCCGGCCGAGGATCCACCCTCGAAAGAAAGCGAGGTCACAACCACACCGGCAGCATGATTTGCCAGCGCCTTATCCAGCGCGGCTTCAAGTTGGACTTTTGAATATCTGCGAAGGTAAGCGGAGATGATTGTCGGGTTGACCATGCCCCTCGGCGGGGTTGTCAACCTTCCCCGAGGTTCCGGGCAAGGATCCAATGGGCGACGAGGTGCAGCTTTGTGCAGTCCCCGTAGTGGTCGCCGGCAACCTTCCGCCATTCTTTGATTTTCCCCGTCTTGCTGGGAACCAGCCGCTGCCCCATGTGCCCGCGCAAAAAGTCTTCCGTGGCATCCATTGGGAAATGCAGGCGAGGGGGCTTGAGGAGGGCGATCCTCTCGATGTAGACCGACACCTTTGCCGCTCGGTCAATGTAGGTGTAAAGCATCAGCCCGCCGCGCTCCTTCAATTCCGTTTGCGTCCACGTCCCGAACGTCCCGCCGGATCCCTTTGATGGGAAGAGCACCCCCCGCGACGCCGCGCAGACATCGTAGATCCGTTCCGTGAAATCCCCCGAGTCCACAAGCCCGGCCTGGATAAACGCCTGCCCATCCTTTCCGGCCACCGGCCACCCACGAGCGGCGAGCGTCAACAAATCCTCCGGTGCCAGGCATTCGCCATAATCGAAAACCCAGATCTCCCCGGACCTGGTGTGCGCGGCCACGCTCCAATGCGTCTGCGCCTGCCCCGGATC